CGCCTCATCCCAGCGATCGACAGAGAACGCCCACGCCAGATAGGGCAGCAGATGCACCGGGCAGGTTTTCGGGTTCCACAAATCACGCAGGGGAACCGGCACGCGCTCCAGCTCGGCACACGCGGCAGCGGCCGCAACCTCCAGCGGTGATGAGCCGACAGGCAATAAGCGGTTAGTCATCGGCGCGCCCCGGTGTGATTTTCACGCCGGTGCAGTAACCCGCCTGCGTTTTATCCAGCACGATGTCGGTGGTCGGTTGAGCAACCTCAACACGTTCAACACCTTCTACGGTCAGCGCTGCGATGATGCCGGAGCGCCGGATACTGCGGCCTAAGCGGCGCATGGTCAGCACATAATTTTGCAAACGTTGTTTCGCCTCCGTGAGGATCGGCGCAACCTCCGGGCCGGGATAGAGAAACAGCGTGGCATCAATGCCATAGCGGGTTATTTTGGCCGCTTGCACGATGACACGATCGGCGACCGGGCGCACATCCTCATCATTCAGCGCATCGCGGACAACCTGCAACAATTCAGGGATGGCGGTGCCGTCGCCGTCCCGTGACAACACGGTGACGGTCACGTTAGCAGGTGATGGGCTGATTGCTGTCACATCAGCCACCCGGCCATCGGCCGAGCGGGCGTGAAAACGATAGGAACCGGCCGATCCCGCTGTGCTCATGCCTTCGAAAGCATCCTGCAGGCGCAGGCGGTAATCTTCATCCGCTTCCATGATTGCCGGTGTCGGCGGAATGGTGCTCTCATCCGCCGGGACGATCACCAGTCGCGGCGTGTTGAAGTTTTCGCCGAGCTGGTCGAGGTCTTCGCCGGTGGAATATGCCAGCATCACCGCTTTGGCGGCATCATTGACGCGCTGGCGTAAAATCACCTCGCGGTAGGCGTTCTCCTGCAGCAACTTAACGATCGGCTCCGACTCCAGCGCCAGCGTGCGCGCGACGGCCTCCCGCTGTTCCTCCGGGTAAAGCGAAATCAGCGTCGCCTTACGCTCTGCCAAAATGTCTTCATAATCCAGCACCTCAACGACGATCGGCGCGGGCAGTTGGCTTAAATCGATAGTTGCCATGGTTTCAGCTCACAGGAACAGACAGCGACAGCGCGCCGGGGGCATCGGTGCGGGTGCCGGTGATGTCGATCACCATCTTGCCGTCATAGGTGGTATTAAAAGCAATGCCGGTCAGCTTGACGCGCGGCTCCCACGCCAAAATCGCGCTGTAGCAGGCGGCCATAATCTGCAGGCGCAGCGCGTCGTTCTGCGGCTGGTCGAGCAGCTCAGAGAGCAACGAGCCATAATCACGGCGCATCGGGCGCGAACCCTGCGGCGTGATCAAGATGTCCGCCACGGACTGGCGAATATGCTCGATGTCCGTCAGCGTGCGGCCGGTGCATCGGTTCATGCCGATATATTTGGCGCTGTTCATGACAGCAGCAGCCCGATAAACAGGAACCAGCCCCAGCCGGACACTCCATTAAGAGCCAGCATGACAGCACCCGATAAGGCAATCGCAGCACCCAATCGAGAAACAAGAGCGGCCAAAATTACTGATAGGGTTTTCATACAGGTGTCCTCATGAGGGTTCATCGGTTCTCCCGCCGCCGGTCTGGACGCCGCCGTGGGTGTGCGTATCAACAACAACTCCGTTGGATGAGAACGAGCCGCCGCTATGCTCAATGTTCCCGCGCATCGCCCCGCCTTTTTGCACGTCCAGCGTGCCGGTGGTGAGCTTGTTGGTGCAGACCACCTCCGGCGCATCGAGCGTGATTTTGTCAGCCTTAACGATCACCACTTTGGTGCTGGCGGTGATGGACTCCGACGCCTGCACGTCAGCGGTTTTAATGCCGGATACGCTCAGCGCGCCGGTTTCCGGTTCATACTCGATGACCGCGCCATCCGGAAACGCGATATGCAGCGCATCCGCCGACGCAGACGGGGCCGGGAAGTCGTCAGAGAAAATGCCGCACAGTACAAACGCGGTATCGAGTTCGCCACCCAGCGCAAAGATCAGCACCTGCTCACCGACCGAGGGCGCCGACCAGCTGCGAGTACGTCCGGCGCGACAGGTTAGCCAGTTGAGCCAGTCGGTAAGATTGCCGCCGGTTTCGACGCGGCACAGGCCGTTATCAAGGTCAACGGTGCTCACGGTGCCGATGCGGATCAGGTTGCGCAGCAGGCGCAAAATGTCGTGTTGATTGTTCATGCTGGAAGGATGCCGCCCGGCGCGGGCGGCGACAACGCGATGAGGTTGGAAGATCGGAGGCACAACAGGGGGTTATTCTGCGAGGTGTTCTATCACGGCCGTTTCTATGATTTTGACGTCATCCGGGCCAAATCCCAGTAACGGACGGGCCTCATATTTTACCGCCTCGCTGTGCGGCGTCGGCCGATCGCGCAGGCCGTAATGGTGAACGTTTACCATGCGTTTCACACGCCCGACAAACTCAACCACGGCCGCATCGCTGTTACCCTGGGCTTTCAGGTAGCGCGCGGTGCGCAGCTTGGAAAACATCGCCCGATCGCGCAGGCGCTTTGTGCTGCGAAGCCGAGTTTTGCGCGGCGCGTAGGGTGTGCCGTCCGGCGCTTGCTGGCGCTTGATATGTTGCTGTTGACCGGCGCGCAGGCGCTTTGACACGGCAACGGCCAGCGACTTACGCGACTGCGGCGACAGCTTGGCAATCAGCCCGGCCAGCCGGGTGTCGAAGGGGTTAAGCTCGCTCATGCCATTCACTCACTAATTCACCATGAACAAAGAGCTGCATCGGCCGCGTAACGTCCTCCGGTAACGGCGGCTCCGGCAGGTGCTCAACATACAACGCGCCATCGCCTTGTTCTTTCACCAAAACACGCTCGGTCAACTGCAGCGACACGCTGAAATCGTAAGAGCCGTTGTTGTTAAAGTCGCTCGCGAAGGTGATCCCGGTGCGGCGCTTTTCCTCGGTTGCCATGATGTCCGGCTGGTTCTCTCGTAGCCATGCCTGAATCGGCACCATGATTAAATCCAGATCGCCGGTGTAGTCCAAAAACAGCAGGTTAAGCGTATAGCGGTACTCATGGGATAGCGAGGCGGCAAGCGTGGCGGCCACATTGCCGCGTTCTACCCGCACTTGCAGGTTTTCAGGGTTGCGCTGTAGCCACGGCAGGCAGCGTGTCAGCTCAGCGCGGAGCTGTTGCGGTTTTAACATCGTGTTGTTCCTGACACTGTTTTATCGTTTCGACCTGCACCGCGCAGGCCGCCAAGGCGTTTTCAAGCAGGCGAATATCGGCGCTCAGATCGCCGTTAGTCGCCGGGCGGCTGGCCGGGATTTGGCACAGACTCACTTTCGGACAGCCAACGTAGATAATCCGCAGCGCCGGTGAAGCCGGGGCGCTGGTGCAGCCGGGCAACGTCAGCAGGCAAAGCAGTGTTAAACCAATCGCGTAATTGCTGATTTTCATTGAGTAGCCTCTGTATTTTCTGCTCGCGCGTCAGTGCCAGCCGGTGCGCGGCGTTTAGGTCGCCCCTTAACTTTTCCTCTTCCTGCGCCAGCACACCTGCCGCCGCCTGCAGCGTGTCGATCGCCGCGCGGGTATCGGTCAGCGCCGCCGCTATCCGGCCGTTCTCCTGCCGGGCGCTTTCCAGCCGTTCACCCAACGTGACAACCTGCCATTTCATCCAACCGGCGACGACCAGCGCCAGCACCAGAAACCAGCCGATCGCGCGGCTCATTGCGCGGCCCCGATCAGGCAGTGGGCCAGCTCCGCCGCCCGACGCCGTTCCAGCCCCGGCGATTTGACGCCGTTGACGAACACCCAGCGCGGTAACTGCTGGCAGGCGCTGCGCCAGTCCTGCCGCTTGATGAAACCGGCCAGCGTAGAGCCGCAGGCGGCCGTGACGCCGACGTTAAAGGCAAAGGACACCACCGCGTCATAAACCGGCGGCGGCATCGTGACAGGCATACAGCGTCCTATGCCGCGCTCCACGCGATACACGTCGGCAACGAGGTTAACGGCAGCTTGGCGCTCGCTGATAACCGCGCCGGGCTTTACCCCGGCCGTGTGGCCGATGCCGCTTGTCCAGACGCCCGCCTGACACTGGTAAGGGGATAAACGGCAGCCCTCGAAATCGGCCAGCAGGCGCAACCCGGCCTCAGAGATCTGCAGCGCGCTGAATTGCGGCAGCAGCACCGCCAGCGCCATCACGGCGGCCACACTGCAGCGTTTAGCGATTGAGTTCATCGTAAACCCTCCGGCTGACGCCTAACTTGTTCAACAGCTGGTAGCTTTTGCGGCGGTAGTACCAGTTAACGAGGAACGTCCCAACGCCAACGGCGGCGCCGACCATAAAGGCGATGTCCTGCGGACTGTATCGGCCAATCCAAGCGAGAAAGGCCGCTACGGTATAGGCCACCCACGACGTAATTTTCTCCATTGCTAATCCCATAAATTGACGGTTTCACGCTGCGGCGCGGCGGTCACGTCCGGCAGCTCGACCGGGTGGCCGTGGGGCAAAATCGCCCCGGCAGCGGCCAGCCCTTCATTTAGCGAATAGACCTGCTCAACCACGCCCTGCGTGCGCCCGTAGTAGCGCCAGCAAATAGCGTCAACGGTGTCGCCCTGCAGGGCGTAGACTCTCATCAGAGCAGCCCGATGATGCAGTGGCTACGCTCGGCCACGTTACTGATCGCGTTGCGGGCGTTGCGCCACAGCTCGCCGATCGAGGCTTCGACCACATCAGCCTTGCGGCCGCCGGTGGCGGTGGTGTCGAAACTGCGGTATTGCTCCGAGAGCGTCGCCATGGTCATCGCGCTAACGGCATTGCGGTATTCGCTCACCCGCACGCTTTCGCCGTCGAGCTGTTCGCCCGGCACATCCTCAAGCCGCTGATAGCCGTCGGCCATCTGGTCGCGGCGGAAGGTGAACAGCTCGGCGTTCACCTCCGCGATCGCGCTTTTAATTGCCAGCCGCAGGCGCGGGGCGGTGATTGTGCCTTCAATGCGCATCACGTCGCGCACGTCCGCCGGGTCAATGTCCGGCCAGAAAAAGACGTTTTTAACGATCGGCTCATCCTCCGGGCGCGGTGCTGGCGCGTCCGGGCGTGGCCGTTGGATGACAACGGTGCTCATATGACCTCAGAAAGTTAGGGGGCGGTGGACGACGGCGTTGACGAGGTGAAACCTGTCGCGGCCGTCGTGCCGCCCGGCGCGGGGCGCGTTCTGTCAGCGGCTGGCGGCGGTGCGTATTGCCCGCTCCAGCCGTTCAATGTCTTTTTTCACGCCGCAGCCGTTATGCAACTGCAGCGCACGCTTAAGGTGGTTCAATGCCAGTTCAGCCCTGCCCGCCGCGCGCAAGACGTACCCGGTGATTTTGTGCAACTTGGCGCGCACTTGGTCGGGCATGTCTTCTGCGTCGGTGAGTTCCATCGTCTGCGTGAGGTGGTCAATGTTGACCGGCTCCCCGGCCTCAAAGGCGCGGGTGGCAGACTCGGCGACGTCTTCTGCGATGAGGTATGGCGTGGAGCGCGCGAAATTGCCCGGCGGCGCCAACTGGTAGCGCAGCGCATAGCGGGCGATGTCCAGCGCGCCGGGAATGTCCCCGGCATCCAGACGCCAGATCATGACCGTCATCAGAATGGCGTCCTGCGCGCCGCGACCTTCGGCCAGCACACCGGCAACCCAGGGGGCATAGTCCGGCAGCAGTTGGCGTTTGAGTTCGGCCTTACGCTCTTGTGAGCGCACCTGTTTGAGCTTTCGCTTATCTTCATTGAGTTTAAGCATCATCCGTTCATAGCCGTTGGCGTGGCGCAGCGGGTCATTCTCCCGCTGCGCGGCCTCGACCGCTGACTGGCGCATAAGGTGACGGCGGGCAGGGCTGGTCATGGTTATTTACCGCCTTTCGCTTTGTCGTCTGCCGGTGCTTCCTCCGGGTCTTTAGCTTCGGCTTCTGGTTCCGCTGGCGCAGCGGCAACTTTGACCGCCTTGACAATGGCCTCGGCCAGCTCGGCGATTTCATCTTTTTTTGGCTCCGTCGGTAACAGCTTAATGTTCTCCACCAGACAGCCGCAGGCGTAATCCTCCACCACATAGTCCTCATTGATGGATTCATAGTTTTCGATGCGGTCACGCTTCGAGTTTTCCACCATATGGCGGCGGTGCGTGTCCTCTTGCCAGTAGATCGACAGGTTATCCATGCGGGTGATCAACAGCGCATCCGCCGGGAAATACGGCACACGCACGGCGGGCAGGTTGCCGATGCGCTTCTGGCTGATAATCAGATCGGCGGCCATCGCTTCGGTGTTGGGCTGTTCCTGATTGACCAGCGGGAAATACTTGTCGGCCAGCAGTTGACGACCGCAGATCACCACCAGTTCCGGGTCTTCCTGATACCACGGTGCAATCAGGGTGTTGGTGGCATCCATCACCAGCGCGTCGAGGTTGGCGTAATCGCCACCGGCGCCCACGCGGACTTTTTCAGACACCACGCTGCCGTCCTCCCCCACGACTTTATTCATCACGCGGCCCGGCGCATTCTCGCGGTACTTCTGCAACCAGCCCGGCCCGATGTCTTGCAACAGCGGGAATTTAACGCGGTTGGAGGTTTTGGCGCGGTGCGTACCGTTAAAGCCGATCATGATGCGGTCAAGCGCCTGACGTTCAACAATTGCATCGCGTAAACGGGTCTGGAAATCCTGATAACGGGCCCACAGGTCAAGGGTGTTGTAGCGGATGTGGAAATCGTAATTCACCTGCTGGCAGAAATAGCCTTCTGCATCCAGCGAGGCAAAGTCGGCCGTTTCGCGTTCATCGCCGCCGGCGGTGTCGGTGGTGCTGGCGATGGAGCCGCTCACACCTAAACCGACTTTCTCTCCCTTCATTTCCTTAACCGGCACGATATTGATACGGGTCAGGAACGTCGAGGAATCCTGTACGCGGGTCATGATGGTTTGCGTGACGGACGGCTCAACGCTGAATTTTTTATCCAGATCGCCGGTCGCTACGCCATTCAGTTCGGCGAGGCGAGACAGAAAAGCATTAAATTTAAAACGAGTTTGCTTGCGCATTTTTCTTCCTGTTTTTGTTCGGTTTTATCGGGTGTGACTGCCTTAGCAGTCGGTCAGCACGTCTTGCGCGCTGTTGCCGCCGGTGGCCTCCGGGCGGGCCTGCTGGCTGAAATCTTCCGAGGTGGAAAGCTGGGCTTGCAGCGCGCTGAACGCATCGCTGCCGGTTTTTACCTGTTGCTTGAGGTCGGCAACCTGCTTGCTCAGTGCAGCGAATTTCTCGGTAAAGCGGGTGTCCGCTTCCTGCAACTGCTCGGCCACGGTCATCACGGCGCCTTCCATCTCGCCAAATCGCACATCGTCGGTGGCCTGCTTGCGGCTAAACATCGCTTTGATGCGGGCAGAGAATGAGGTTTCCGGGTCAGCGACCGGCTCAAAATCGAAATGGACTTCGAGCGGCGCGGAGAACTCGACGTTCTCGTGGCGGCGGCTGAACTCCAGCATGTCAGTGCCGAGACTGGCCGGATCATCGGTGACGGCCAACCCGACCAGATAAGACTTGCCGGTTTTGGCGAAATCGCGGCGGATCTCCATCGAGGTGAAAACTTTTTGACCCGCGCCGACCATCGACACCAGATCGGCTGTCGGGGCCAGACTGGCATACAGCGCCCACTTGCCGTGCAACAGCGGTTCGTCCGGCTCGTCGATTTTCTCGGCCTTCAGCTCAACCACGCCGCCGTAACGACGAAAATAGCCGTCAGGCAAAATCCCCTTGATGTGCTCCATATTGATGCGGGCGCCGTACACCTTCGGGCTGTAGGTCGCGGCCATCTGCTGAATATCCGCAGCGCCGATCTCGCGGCCGTCAACGGTGTCGCCTTCAACGCCGATGCGGAAAAACTTAGTAACTTTCTTTGCCATGTAAACGACTCCGGTTGTGGTGATTGGGTTCGGGGCTAGTTTCGGGGGAATGGCGCCGCGTCTCAACGCGTTGCGGTTGGAAGATCTGAGGCACAACAAGGGCTTAATGCGAGTCACCCGGCGCTTTCGTAGCCTTGGCGTCATGAATACGACACCGGCAACAACCATCATCAGCGATCCGCGCCGCCAAGCTGCCTTGCTCTACTGGCAGGGCTTTTCTGTGCGCCAAATTGCGGAAACGCTGAACCTCAAGGGGCCGACCGTGCAGAGCTGGAAACTGCGCGATAAATGGGACGACATCGCGCCCATTTCCCGCGTGGAGCAAAGCATGGAAGCGCGGTTGATTCAGCTCATCATGAAAGACGTCAAGGAGGGGAAAGACTTCAAAGAAATCGACCTGTTAGGCCGCCAGATTGAACGGCTGGCGCGGGTCAATCGCTATTCGGCGACCGGCAACGAGGCGGACTTAAACCCGAACGTCGCCAACCGCAACAAAGGCGAGCGCAAGCCCGCCGAGCGCAACGTGTTCAGCGAGGCCGCCGTGGAGAAGCTGCAAAGCATCTTCACAGAAACCACCTTCGAGTATCAGATGGGATGGTATCGCGCCGGGCTGCAACACCGTATCCGCAACATCCTGAAATCGCGCCAGATCGGCGCCACGTTCTTCTTTGCCCGCGAAGCATTACTCGATGCGCTGACCACCGGCCGCAATCAGATTTTCTTGTCGGCCAGTAAGGCGCAGGCGCATGTATTCCGCAATTACATCATTGATTTTGCCCGGCTGGTCGAGGTTGACCTGAAAGGCGATCCGATGGTGCTGCCGAACGGTGCCCGCCTGATGTTCCTCGGCACCAACGTGCGCACCGCGCAGAGCTACACCGGCAATCTGTATCTTGATGAGTATTTCTGGATACCGAAGTTTCAGGAGCTGCGCAAAGTCGCCAGCGGGATGTCGCTGCACAAGCGGTGGCGCACTACCTACTTTTCCACGCCGTCGAGTCTGGCGCACTCCGCTTATCCGTTCTGGTCGGGGGAACTGTTCAACAAAGGCCGCCGCAGCAAAGCCGATCACGTTCAGCTCGACCTCAGCCACAGCCACCTGTCAAAAGGCGTGCTGTGCGGCGATGGGCAATGGCGCCAGATTGTCACGGTTGAGGATGCGCTGACCGGCGGCTGTAACCTGTTCGACCTCGATCAGCTGTCGCTCGAATACAGCCCGGCAGAGTATCAGAACCTGCTGATGTGCGAATTTGTGGATGACACCGCGTCGGTATTCCCGTTCGCTGAGCTGCAAGGCTGCATGGTCGATACGCTGGAAGAATGGGAGGACTTCAACCCTTACGCCGTGCGACCGTTCGGCTATCGCCCGGTGTGGATCGGCTACGACCCATCCGAAGCCAACGGCGGCGACAGCGCCGGGTGTGCGGTGATCGCGCCGCCAATGGTGGCCGGGGGCAAGTTCCGCGTGCTCGAGCGCCACCAGTGGCAGGGCATGAACTTTGCCGCTCAGGCCCAGAAGATTAAAGACCTGACCGAAAAATATTGCGTGGAATACATCGGCATCGATGCGACCACCGTCGGCCAAGGTGTTTTCCAGTTGGTGCGCGAGTTCTTCCCGGCCGCGCGGGAGATCAAATACACCCCGGAAATCAAAACCGCCATGGTGCTGAAGGCAAAAGACACCATCGGGCGCGGCTGTCTGGAATACGACACCAGCCACACCGACATCACCGCCGCCTTTATGGCGATCCGCAAAACCATGACCGCCAGCGGCGCGCGTTCCACCTACACCGCCAGCCGCAGCGAAGAAGCCAGCCACGCCGATGTCGCGTGGGCAATCATGCACGCCCTCTTAAACGAACCACTGACCGCAGGCAGCGGCCACAGCAGCCCGAACATTTTGGAGTTTTACTGATGAGCAAGCGCAAAGGCCGCAAGGCATTTACCACCCCGGCGCCAGCCCCGGCAGCAGAGCAGAAGCAGGATTTTGAGGCGTTCACCTTTGGCGAGCCGTCCGCTGTGCTGGATAAACGGGAAATTCTGGATTACATCGAGTGCACGACCAATGGCAAGTGGTACGAGCCACCGATCTCATTCGACGGGCTGGCGCGCAGCGTGCGCGCCGCCGTGCATCACAGCTCGCCGATGTACGTTAAGCGCAACATTTTGGCGTCTACATTCATCCCACACCGGCTGTTAAGTCAGCAGGAATTTAGCCGCTATGCGCTGGATTATCTGGTGTTCGGCAACGCCTATTTAGAAGAACGTCAAAACCGGCTCGGTGCACCGCTGCAACTGAAATCCTCCCCTGCCAAGTACACGCGGCGCGGCGTGGAACGCGGCGCTTACTGGTTTGTGCAGGACTGGAAAGAGGCGCACCGTTTCAAGACCGACAGCGTTTTTCACCTGATTGAGCCGGATATTAACCAAGAACTTTATGGGCTGCCTGAATACCTCAGCGCGCTTAACTCCGCCTGGCTGAACGAGGCGGCGACGCTGTTCCGCCGTAAGTATTACCAGAACGGGGCGCACGCCGGTTACATCCTGTATATGACCGACGCGGCGCAGAGTACCAGCGACGTTGACAGAATGCGCCAAGCCATGCGTGATACAAAGGGCTTAGGGAACTTCCGCAATCTGTTCATGTACGCCCCGAACGGCAAGCCGGACGGCATTAAGATCTTGCCGCTATCCGAGGTCGCCACCAAGGACGACTTTTTTAACATCAAGAATGCCAGCCGCGACGATCTGCTAAGCGCGCACCGCGTACCGCCGCAGATGATGGGGATTATCCCGAACAATACCGGCGGCTTCGGAGATGTGAAAAAGGCCGCACAGGTGTTTGTACGCAACGAGCTAACGCCACTGCAAGAGCGCATGAAGGAGGTGAACGACTGGATCGGGGAAGAGGTGATTAAATTCGCGCCGTATGAGTTGCCGACCGAATAAGCAAAAAGCCGCCAGTGATTGGCGGCTTTTTACCTTATGAGTATTTGTTTTTTATATGTAATGCTACATGCTCTATTTCTGGATAAACGCCACTTGCTGATATACCTAGCGATTCAAGTTCGGAAATTATCCTTTCTTTTTCCTCTGATTTTATTATAAGCTTACCCTCATCACCTTGATATAAATATGAATCTGGCAATGTAGGCGGCATCTTCTTTTCATTATTCATACCAAAGAGCAAAAACGCTCCATCTTGTCGTATTATTCTTGGGTTATCCATTTCAGGCTTAACACAAATAACCTTATTGAAATCACCAGAAGTAATATCCGAGTCTATATAACAGCCATCGCGTTGAACTGCATCCACTATTCTTTTAATGTTAAGCTGCGTCCACGAATCTGATTGTGTGATTGGAATGTTGCTTATCCGCAGCCTATTTTTTATTTTAAACAAATAGTCCTGCTTGCTTAAATTTGAAAGCAAAGAAACTTCTACATCATCAAAATATCTTACATCGGAATCATTTATTTTGAAAATTATCACCTCTCCATCCTGTCCCTTCTCCCTCTCACCAATGCACGCAAAATACAATGCCATTAATGCATTGGAGGTAATGTCAAGCAGTCTGGTCGGTAAAGCATAGTGCTGCATTTTAACAAGATTCTGAAATGTCGTGTTATTCCCTTTGAAATCGGATGGACATTTAAGCATTATCTCTCTAAATAACTTGTGCTCATGATTAATCCATCTCTTTTCCTTTCTATATATCCCCGGAACCAATTCATAAAGGTAATTCGCATGTCCTCTGAAATAATAAAGGCATCCTTTTTCCCTTTTTACCTTCGAAACTCTAGTTATAAAATCAACGACACTCGATACTCTATTATCCTTTCCAGATACCTTTTCTGAATTTATACTATCTATATCATTCTTCATTTGATTGATGTTTTTCTTCAAATTAAGAAATGAAAGTTTAGCTTCAGAGTAATTTTCAAAGGATTTGCTTTTTACAACGTTATTATAATTATTTTCAATTGATATGTAAGGTTTCCTGAAACTATCAAATTCGTATTTCTCTTCATATTCGTCTTTACTAAGAGCCTCAACAAGAACTTCAAAACTAGTAATGGCTGCATGTTTATTTGTATAATCTTCACTTTGGAAAATTATTTCGCCTTTTCTGTTTTTTACAGAATAATTAAACAACCCATCTTTTGTTTTTTTTAATTCACAATGAATATTATTAGCCACTTTACCTCCTGTTAATTGGCCTACTTACGTAGGCCAATTAAAATTAAGAGTGCTTCTCGATAACTAGATCGACACCCTCATTTAGCAATTCATTAATCGACTGCCCGGTGGCCTGTGCGGCAAGAGCCAACGCCTGATGACGTTCCGGCGACAGGCGGGTCGTTACTTTGCCACTGTACGACTTGTAAGGCTCGATGCCGTCTTTTTGGCACTCATCGAGAAAGACCGCGAGTGAGATCGCGCCTTCTTTCTTCAGCTCGTCCACGCTGTAGGCGTAGAAGTCGGCGCCGCCATTCAGCCCGACAAACTCGCCCCGGAACATTTCAATTTCAGGGTCGAAGTTGATGACGGCCGTATGGCCGTCAATTTTCAGTGTGTTATTCATCATGGTTTTATTCCTAAGCTATCCAACCAGATCCGAATGGAGTTAACCGCTCCCTTGTCAGTGGTAGGTCTGGGGTGTGGCCGGTGAAAGACTCTTTTTTCACCTTTCAACAGCACCGCGATCCTAGAACCTTCCCTTTCGTGAATCTCCGCCCCTAATGCGGTAAAAAGCGCCTCAATATCAGACCACTTTATAGAACCGTTGACAGGCCGGGCAAACACATCTGACAGCGTTTTTTGGTGTCGTTTGTTCATGAGGTTTATAGTATCACTTTATGACACTATTGCAAGAATATTATGGTGTCGTTTTTTGGTGTCACTGATTGGCGATATTATGCAGTGCGCTGTAAGCCCCTGAGAGCGCCATCATGGCGCCACGACATCAAACCCCATTCTCATACAAGTATTGCGATAAATCGCCGTGACGGGACGCTGGCGGCTCTTTTGAGAGAGGTTAAACACGGCTTGCGCGCAATGCTATCCCCGCCTCGCCTGCCCGCTTCATGTGTCGCTTTTAATGCAGTTGCAAGATCCGGCGCGATCCGCACCAGCACTAGTGCCGTGTGGGGAAGAAAGACATCGGATTATCATGCGATTTCATGCATCTAATGCATGCATAGATGTTTAGCTGTATTAGCACGGACTTGAGCTGACAGCATTTTCTGCCAGCGCAAAATCAAATCTGGCAGTTCGCTCTGAGCGAAGAGCTGATGCCCTTGTTGAGTAAACAGTCTCCAGAATATTGTGAAAATGATACGATAAATATGGATTACTTAACCCACACCGGCCTCATGATAAATATTATTCTTGTTGTCTGTAACCGATTCTATCGTAGTGATAATGGGATATTGCACTAGCAAAATAGGATTTAGTTATCAATAAAAAAAAGTCCAATAAGTCTACTATATTATCAATATCTATATCAGGTTTATTTTGGCTTCCTTTTGTTATCTTCATATAAAAATCAACAAACTTACTTTTTTCTTTATCGGTGATACGATAATTTAATTCATGGCTAATTTTATTTCTTATACTATTAAAGTCTTTTACCCTTACGTATATTTCATTATATGGGGCTTTAGCAGGCTCATGTTGTATTAAGGCAATTTTTTGGGAAAACGTGAGTTTTGCATCGTCCCAAGACAACGAAGGATATCTTAACCTAAGATAATCACTAATATATTTCTCAAGACTTAAGTGTGCGGTAAGAAATGCACCTATGAACTCAACATCAACTCCATCAACACGTTTCCATATACTTTCACTTTCAGTAGTGATGCCTGTATACACAGCTGTTGTCGCCAGATCTTTCCAGTCCATATTTGATCCTTTTAAGTTCTACATTTTCAGGAATTGATTTTCTCATGTTATAATTAACTTCAAACTTAGCGATTAAACATTATAGTTCCACAGAATGCAATAAAATAAACCTCTTATAGAAGAAACGCATAACTCAATTTAATACAAGAATGGGTTTAATGGCCGCTTTTGGCACAGAGCTGCTCCTGTTAGATAAGGTTAAGCTCTGTGCTCTAACAACGTCAGATCAAGTCTGAGATAATACAATGATTAGCCCAAATAAAGGTATGTGTTATGCTGATAACGTCCCTCATCAATCAGCCTGAAAACGTGGCCGGACTGGTGCTTGATGTAGTAATTCGCCTCTTCAGGCGTTAGGTGTGTGCCGAGCCGGTTTGCGGCGTGAATGAAATCAACGGTCTTTATGCGGCGGCCCTTGCCGTTCTCATTGAAGTTAAGCGCCTCCATAAACGCCCCGGCTAAATTTAAATCTCGTCTCATACGTCACCTATGGATTAAGAGATCGCGGCAAGCTGCCTGATCACTTCTGCTTTTTCAGGGGCAATGCTGGTTTTCATCTCCCCCGCCAGTTCTGAAATCCATATCAGTGCAATGTCTTTGTCTTTCGCTTGGCTCTCATAACAAACCCCCAGACGGGCGATGAGTTCAATTCTTTCTAAAACAACCACTTCATCCACTGCTTGCACCCTTTCCCTCCGATGCTTAATTACTGTATGCATATACAGTATATGCCTATCGGATTTAATTGCGCAAGAAATTATTGGAAGCCCGCCCAATCGCTAACCGCCGGATAGTGCATTGAAATATCACCAAATTTGACTTTAGCGCCGCGCGCCAGTGCCTCAAGTTCCCAGCGCGTCGGCTCGATGCCGTGTAGTGCCAGCTCTGAGTAAATTTTGGATACGCGATCGCGCTCGGCAGTGGTCAATCTGGCCGATGCAGCAGGCTCTATACGCTTATATGGGTCAATTCCTCTTTGCTGCCTGTTTATCTGCGGGGCATTTGCCCGTAAACGCGTCATAACAGACCGTGCAACGGTCATGTCATCCCAGTCAATCTGGGTTTCAGGTGCATGTTCCATCACCGCCACGGCCTCTACAGCCTCCCCATCCTGCGCATTTTCGGCAACACCGCTGCCGACCAACCCACAGTTATTGACAGAACTCCGAGGCGCGCCGGAGGCGCTTTTCAAAGTCAAAGGCCCAACGACAACAGCTTTCGCTACGATGCGCCATTGCGTGGTGCGGGTTTCATAAACACGATCGGCGCCGATGTGCGGGGCAAAAATCCCCGCGATTTTCTGCACCTCTTCATCATAGGCGTTGCGCTCGTCGGCAACCCGGCGGGCCACACGCACAGTCTGATCGTCGCGGGCAACGTTGGGGCCACCCTGCGCCAATATATAATCGGCAAAAAGACCGGCATCGGCGGCAGCACGCACCGCTTCCACCCTTTCGTCAAACTCATCGGCCAGACTGACAAAGCGGATCTTGCGACACTCACGCCATGCCCCGCGCGACGGCAGGCCGATAAAGTGAAATTGAGGGATACGCCACGTTGACGCCCACGCGGTGACGGCGGCGGCCGTATCAGTCAACAGCTCGCCGGTTTCATGATCGCGTTCGCCTTCCAGCGCGTAGCCGTCGATGTTTTTTGCAATATATTTAGCGATATAGCCCGCCGCACCGCCTCTGTTCAGATGCTTACAGTCAAAACGATTTTTAGCAGCGCCGCGCTCGTCGCCATCTTCAGCCATGGCATAACGGCGCATGATGTCGATCACCTGCTGGCGCTGTTTTTTGGAGGTAAACAGCATCATATGCCAGTGTGGCGTCGCATCATGGTGCGGTTCGACAACGCGCACGCCGTAGACCTGCAGGCCCGCATCTTTAAACGCCGTGCGAATCTTGCTAAACAGCTTCACAAGGTAGCGCTGGCCGTCTTTTGGCGTGTAGGCTTCATCGTCCCACTTGTGGTTAAAATGTACCTTCGGGCTGTTCTTGCCGACGGTGCGCGTCGGGTGATATTTGGATGGGGTGGTGAGGGTGATAAACATCCCTTTATCGCCTCGGATAGCGGCTGCCTGCTCAACACCGGCAATCATCGTCATTAACTCCTTGCGACGGATTTCCGGGTTAGAGATACTCGCCATCACCTTGTCTATCAGGCTGAAACGTTCGCCGGTTTCGACGTTCTCTAGCTCGCGGCTGTTGAGGTAATCAAAGTTTGACTGGCGGCGGGCTTTCACATCCCGGATTGCCTGCCGACTGGCGTATGACGACGCCCCGCGATTCACATTACCGACGGCGATCAGCAATGCCTCGCGCCAGCGCGTGCGCTGGGCCTTCAACTGACGTTCCCACCATTCGGAATTAACCAACCGTGACAGACTGGCAATCGCTGACCGGGCATCCAGTTTGCCTTTGCGATATTTGCGCCAGTGCATCGGGGTGATGTTGAAGGCGCGCGCCATCGGCGCGGTATGACCATAAAAACAGGCTTGAGTGCTATCTTCAAACAGCCCTGTATTGTCTCCGCCGTTGCATTTAATGAATTCTTCAACGCGGCCCTCATAGATAGACAGCAGTTGACCGGCCACACGATCCGCAAGGCGTTTCAGCTCTTTGTCATCCATGCCCGGTAAGCCAGCATAATTATCAATCTCAGCCATCCAGCGAGGTGAAGCCGCTAAGTTCATTCCATTCTTGGCGTTAACGGCTTCAATACGGGGCCAGATGCGGCGCTCAAACTGGAACAACAACCATTTATTGGCGTCATGCAGTCCTTTGGATTTCAGCAGATAGTCATGGCGTGACAGGAAAATGGCGCTGAGAAAACGCGGTAGAGAGTGGATATTGCGTAAAACAGCTTGCCCCTGAGCGTGTTCCTCACGGGTAAGCGGTCTTACCGGCCCGGCAACTGCCGGGCGTGGTGCATTCCATGGGTAAGCCCATAGATTTCGTTCAGTCATACTGCTGTACTTCAGGTCTGCGAGCATATTCAGCATCGCTCAAATCGGCGGCCCAAAAAAAGCCCACTGCAATAAGCAGCAGGCTGAGCACGATAAAAAAGCTTGTCATGACTGCACCACGTAAGAACGACACTTGGCCTCACGCAGCTGTTGACAGGAAACACAGGTGTCGACCCCAGAAAGGGCAATGCGGCGCGCTTCGGGGATCGGTTCGTCGCAGTCTTCACATTTGAAAGCAGAAGGCATGACCGGGAACTTACGGGCGTTAGCAATCTGTGCATCCAATAGCAGAGCCTGACGCTCTTGTGACAAATCCATGAGGTCGGCCATCAGTGCAACTCCTGCGCTTGATTCTCGATGGCTTCAGCTTCTTGGCGCAGCAGCTCTACAGCTTCAGTTACACTTAGGCCGCCGCACGTGATGTGCGCAGCCAAACGCACCAAGCGAGCCGCCGCAACCTCAGCCTGATTCCTGCGCTCATCCATGCGAGCATCGTTAAGTAAAACAGTAACGGTACTAACATCTTTGCCGCTGGCAGGATCAAACCCGATAATGCATTTATTCATTTTGTTAATTCCTTATTTTAGGCAAAACGATGCCCGGCGGGTTAACGCCAGAATTACGCAATGCCGTTAATTAGTGTTTAATTCGCAATCATCATTACTGATAAAACGCGGTAAAGTTTTTGACAAATCAATAATGTCATTAAATGCCCATATTAATTTCTGACGTTCGGTATAACTCATTTCTACAAATTTCATATTTACATGCCGCTCTTTCAGCCCAGCATGAAAACAAAGCGTTCTGCGGATATGCCCCGGCGACTTATCAAAAGCGTCTTGTGCCACATTCCTTCTATGTTCAAAGAGATCCCGCTTAATCTGCGAAATACGCTTTATACCAATGGCTTTTTGGTCATCCGTTGCCAGTAACATATCAACCCCAATTAGCGGCAGAACAAACGGTGCAGCAGCTGCGCAGGTTTTGCAGTAGACAGACCGTGCAGCAATGCAGCTTGATCGTGACGTGGCCGCCAACGTTTTCCGTCCGGTAGTTCAATAAAGCCGTTTCCAAAATGGCGCGACGGACTTTGCTGTTTCAACAGCGGTGCTATAGATATAGGCATATATTTACCCTCCTAATTAATCCATTCTCAACAGTCCACAATGTAGGCAGTTGAGAATGAAAACCGGGTTTTAGCCATGCCCGGCACATGGTTGCTGTGGTAGGATCGAATCGCCAAAAACAACCAACTACCAATAAAGGACTACCTATGCAACGTCAGCAGCTAGATACATTTTTTGAACAAGCTAAAGAGTCTCGCCTGCAACACACTGTTAATGACCGCCTAATTGCGCTTGAGGTTATGATCTGTGCAATCGGAGCTTCTCTTGATGAGAACAGCAGAAAGAACTTCCTAAACATCATGAATACTTTCTCCGAAACTAACGACCCTATGAAAGATGCAACTCTTAAGGCAATTGCTGACCTTAATGTGCTTAGCGCAGGCTTTAAATCGTTTTTCGCTGTTCATTCAGTTGATTAATAGTTTTACCAATAGCACTAAATACTTCAGCCTCTCTTTGGAGGCTGTTCGTTCCCCAAACAGACAAACTGCAATAAACATTCCCAACATGAGCACCACTCAAATAAAGTTTTTTGCAAAAAGTTATATCTGTAGAATCTTGCATTTGCTTAAATGCCAATCTTAAATTTTTAACCAGCTCCGTTCTGCAGGTTTCTGCATCATTTTCAAGGCGAATAACCCCGACCTTAATCAAATGTGCGAGAGTTTCGGCTTCAAGCTCTTCAATACGATTATTTGCTCTATCCTGCTCTACTGCGTGATTCATACCCGCCTCTTTTCTATTTACGATTTCAAGCCAATCCCGCCACAGCACCCAAGCCACCGATAACATCTACGGTTGTGGCCAAAGCCGGATTGGATTGAATACGGTTTTGAACGGTCAGGCCGATTAGCGACAGATGACGGATCGCCGTGTTAACGCTATCGAGTAGAGCGGATTTACGAGATGCCGTTTTGTGATCGCCTTCTACCGCCGCCGCCGCAACTGAACCTACTGCCGCTGTCGCTTTCAACGCGTATGTAGATATGTTGCCAGCACATGCCTCATTAACTGGCACTGAAGGTAAACAGTTCAACTGTGCCAGCAAGGCATCTACTAAGCTGGAATCTTCCGTTGCATCAGTGATTGCCAACAGTTCGGTGCAACTCAGCTGATGCGGTTGTTCTGGGTTCAGCTTGTTGCGGAGCATCTGCGGCTTCATTTCAATCTGTTCAGCAACGCGCACAAGGTTTTGCCGAACAGCAAACTGGCGACACGCCATCTCAAAATGTGGATGTTTTGAAACTTCAAAATCAAACATTCCTCTCCCCTTTTGCGTCTGGCAACATCTCAAACAGTAACTGTAAATTCACATTCCGAGAGAGCATTGAGCGTAAGCTTCACCATATTGATGAGCACTTTCTCTCGTTTTGCACCAGTACCTAAGCGATGGCGGTATGATGACAAACGCCCATCAGCAAGCATGTCATCAACTGTATTCTTAGATAACCCTGTGAGTTCACAGTATTTTTCTATGGTTACGTGCGGTGTAGGAACCGTGATTGAAATGTTTTTACGCATAGTGCAAGATCCTCCGATGACCTGTGGCGGGTCGCGTTAAGTGGTGGTTAATGGCGTTCAACGCCAAAAACCCCGATTCGAGGTAAATTTAATGCCCCGATTCGGATTAGTCAATGAGATTTACTTTGTTTTGGTGGTGTATGGAATTTAATCAGGGTGCTAAAGCAGCTATCGAAAGGATGGTTGAGGCCTACGGGGTCAAGACAAAACTTGCCTTATGCGATGCGTTAGGTGTGACAGCTAGCGCATTATCTAACCGTCAAGTGCGAGACTCTTTCCCTGCCGAGTATGTACTGAAATGTGCTTTGGACACAGGGGCATCCTTGCGGTGGTTAACTTATGGCCAAGGTGAGATGTATGAGCCAAACGTCATTACAGCACCATCAGCGCTTGCTGTACCGACCAAAAAACTGCTAGGTCGCCAGCTTCTTGACAGTGAGACTCTATTGCTGGATAAGAATTTTCTTCCCGTAGGCGTAAAAAAACCATTAGTTATAATCGATGGTAAAATTCAATATATTGCATCTCAAACTTATGAAGACATTTATGATGGCACTTGGCTTATTGATATTGATGGAAACATAAGCATCAGAGACATAGTTCTAATTCCGGGGAATAGATTAAAAATCTCCGACCAAAAGCACTCATTTGAGTGTAAGTTTGATGAGATACATGCAATTGCAAGAATACTCTCTGTTTGTACACCAGTTTAATCTCACAACAAAAGTCACTAGTATCGATGGAATACAATCAAGACAAATCAGAGCGAGATGAGATGAAGAACACGAATTTTGATATGGATTGGGACTGGTCAAAAGATATAAAAATAGTTATTGACGGCGAAGAAGAAAGCCTTTACGCAGACAAATTAGAGAGGAGAAAATATGCTGAATATCTCTATTTTTATCTTCGAGAAAAAGGAAAGGAGAACAACACCGTAATAAACTTGAATGCAGAGTGGGGTGCTGGAAAAACATTCTTTATCAAAAGAATGTATAGCTCAATTAAAGAATCACATCCATGCATATATATTGATGCATGGAAACAGGATTTTTCAGATGATGCATTCCTTACACTATTCTCATCAATAATAAATCAAATAGAGAAATATTCTGGTGTGCTGGATGTCAGACTAATAAGGTCACTTAGCTCAATTGGCAGATTTACTAAGGGAGTTATCCCTGCCATATTATCGGGTTTAGTGAAAGAATATGGTGGTATAGATAGCATTTCAGATATTTCCAAGACAGCCGCTGAGTTAATGCTTTCTGAACATAAAGAGAAATCTGAAGCAATTGTAAAACTAAAGAAAGAACTTACCTTCTGGGGGGATTTGAGCTTCCAAAAAGGATATTCATCACCAATATTTATATTTATAGATGAGTTAGATAGGTGCAGGCCTAGTTATGCTATATCTCTTCTAGAAATAGTGAAGCACATATTTAACATTGATAAATTTGTTTTTGTAATTGCAACAGACACAAATCAACTTCAGCATTCAATAAAAAATGTTTATGGTAACGATTTTGGAGCCAATGACTATTTAGGCCGTTTTTTCCATAGAAGATTCTCATTGAAAGCACCAGACATACATGAAGTAATTAAAAATAGATTTGAAGAAGTATTAAAGGATGATTTCAAAGATCTAACAAAAAACATAATCCCCAAGCCATCAAGCATTGAACAATTAACCAAAAACATCTCAGAGATATTTAATGCATTCCGCTTAAACCTTAGAGACTCGATAAGAAACACTGAAAGATTCATTGATCTCATTCAGAGCAACAGCTTCAAGAAAAAAATAGATTACTTGGCCCTTATAGCTCTAATGATTATGTATGAAAAAGATAACGATCTTTTGCAAAAAATATTAGGAAAGAGCGTCGGAAACACTACTGTGGACAAGTTGATATATGAAAGCACAAGCATTAAAAGCCTTCCTATGGCACAGCTTAATCTCACTTTAGATTGCAGCGCAGGCAATATCGGAAAAGATTATTATCGTTCAGGAACTCATGCAACCAGGCATAATAGCTTAAAGATTTCGAATATAAGTGTGTATGTTAGAGATTATATGAAACGTTTCACATCATTTATCACTTCACTCCCTCTATATAGACAGGCGGTTAAAGAGTCAGGGCAAAATTCGCATTTCACTTTCGGAGATGTATTATCCGACATGGACAAGCTAATAATGCATTACGGAGTCTTATTAGAGTTGGACAGCGATATGGAAATTTATTCAACCGACGGATATTTAAGTTTTATAGAGCTTGCAACATCTTTTGAATGATTTTTATAAGTTGTTTTTACAACAAACATTGACCACTGTGATTTTAAACAGTTAAATATACCCTACTTTTAAGAGGGGTTACAATGGCAGTTCGGAAACAATCATCCGGTAAGTGGTTATGTGAATGCTACCCTGCAGGCCGTGAAGGCCGCAGGGTACGTAAGCAGTTCGCAACCAAGGGAGAAGCCTTGGCGTTTGAACGCTTCACTATGGAACAAGTAGACAATAAGCCATGGTTAGGCGAGGCGGTTGATCGCCGCAAGCTAAGTGAGGTTGCCAAACTTTGGTACAGCCTCCACGGTCAATCCCTCACGGCAGGCGAACGCACCTACAAAAAACTAAGCCTTGTGATTGATGCCCTAGGCGATCCCCCTGCTACCACCTTCACTGCGAAAGACTTCGCGCATTATCGTGATAAGCGTTTGTCCGGTGAAATCTACTTTTCCGAGAAATGGAAGAATGGTGCAGAACCTGTCACCGTCAATCTTGAACAAAGTTACCTAAGCGGCATGTTCAGCGAGCTAGCGCGGCTAGGCGAATGGAACCAGCCAAATCCGCTAGAGAACATGCGTAAGTTCACCGTGGCAGAAAAGGAAATGGCGTGGCTTACCCACGCACAAATCACGGAGCTATTAGGAGCCTGCAGCAAAGGCGATACTGATTTGCCGCTTGTGGTCGAGGTATGTCTCAGCACCGGCGCACGCTGGCGAGAAGCGGAAAACCTTACCCGGTCACAGATAACACCGCATAAGATCACCTTCATCCGTACCAAAGGCAAAAAGAACCGCAGCGTGCCGATCAGCAAAACACTGTATAAGAAGCTGGTAGCACGGGGTGAGGACAGACTTTTCAGCGAATGCTATTTCCGATTCATGGCCGCACTCGAAAACACCAGCATTCAATTGCCCAAAGGCCAGCTAACCCATGTGCTACGCCATACTTTTGCCGCGCACTTTATGATGTCGGGCGGCAACATTCTGGTGTTGCAACGCATCCTTGGCCATCATGATATTAAGATGACGATGCGCTATGCCCACCTTGCGCCGGAACACCTCGAAACCGCCCTGCAATTCAATCCGCTGGCGACGATGCCAAGTGGCGACAAAGTGGCGGCATAGATTGACAATCCCCGTATTTCCTCACCCTTCACCGACATTAAAACTCTTTATAAAACAACTAACTTATTGATTTTATTATTGTGATGAGGAAATCGGGTTTTTTGTTGCCTGAAGCAGCCCGCAACACCTGCTGTCGCGGCCTCGTCGTCAGGCATAAAGCATCCTATCTCTGAGCGTCGCTTACGCCAGCCTCCCTATCAATGTGCAGGTTTCAACATAGAAACGCTGCTTGTGGGTCCTCCACTGTTCAAAGAGATGGCGTCACAAACGGGACTTAACAACAGCACTCTCGTCGCCACTGGCCATAACGGTACCGTCGGTCACTAATTGGATTGATCTTAGCATCCCGCCACTTCGGGTTTGCTTATTGACTGACAGGAGCCGGCGGCCATTTCCCACCACGCTTAATTAGCTCGTCTTTGATACGCTCAAGAGACGCTTTCGCCTCACTACCGTCCGGGCTTCTATTAATCAGCCGTTGCAGTTGATTGCCCATCGTCCAACCCGAGTTGCCTCTTATATCACTATCGGCGCCTTTTTCTAATAGAAGAATGACGTGGTCATAGGAGTGATAATCTAAAGCATCGATGAGCAGCGTATCACCCAATGAATTTCTTATATTTATATCAGCGCCATGCTCCAACATGACCTCTAATGTCTCTGTATTTTTTGCAAAGATGCTATTGAATATAATGGGTTGATTATGAACCTTATCCTTAGCATTTGGAGAGAGCCCGCCCTCTAACATAGCTTGTATCCATACGCCTTTATTCGCCTTCATAACAAATTCAGCTGGGCTACTCCCCCCCTCAGTTCTTGGCTGCAGTGGATCTGCCCCCACCTTGACCAAATCCGTAATGATCTTGAGCCGCTCTGGCGTGTTCTTGTCAAAGATAGCGTTATTTATCGCCCAGAATAACAACGTCATCTCCGCCTTGGCCGGTCGATTTAACGTTTCTTTGCTCACCGTCGATAAAACCTTATCCAGCTTTTGTCTGTCACCCTCGTAGATGATATTGGCGATGTCCAGCTGCGTCCCTTCAAAATAATCTTGTGGCTGTAGATCCCTACCTTGTTCGCATCCCTGCATCATGAGCATCGACAGCAACATGATAATGATAAGAGCGCTGTGCCTCATGCCATCTCCATTTTAAGCGTAACCACGGTTCAACTTTGCTTTTTCACCGTATCAGCATCCCTCTATGCCCTTGGATACTGAGAACGGCTTATTTACTGACAGGGAGAGGTGGCCATTTCCCACCACGCTTAATTAGCTCGTCTTTGATGCGCTCAAGAGACGCTTTCGCCTCACTGCCGTCCGGACTTCTATTAATCAGCCGTTGCAGTTGATTGCCCATCGTCCAACCCGAGTTGCCCCTTATATCGCTATCGGCGCCTTTTTCTAATAGAAGAATGACGTGGTCATAGGAGTGATAATCTAAAGCATCGATGAGCAGCGTATCACCCAGTGAATTTCTTATATTTATATCAGCGCCATAATCCAACATGACCTCTAATGTCTCTGTGTTCTTCGCAAGAATACTTTTAAATATAATTGGCTTATTGTTGACTTTATCTTTTGCATTAGGAGATAGCCCCCCATCTAACATGGATTTTATCCAGATTCCCTTATCTGCTTTCATAACAAATTCAGCGGGACTACTTCTCCCTTCCGGCCTTGGCTGCAGTGGGTCTGCTCCTGCCTTAACCAGATCTGTAATTATCTTAAGCCGCTCTGGCGTGTTCTTGTCAAAGATAGCGTTATTTATCGCCCAGAATAGCAACGTCATCTCCGCCTTGCCCGGTCGATTTAACGTTTCTTTGCTTACCGTCGGTAAAACCTTATCCAGCTTTTGCCTGTCACCCTCGTAGATGATGTTGGCGATGTCCAGCTGCGTCCCTTCAAAATAATCCTGCGGTTGTAAATCCATACCTTGTTTGCACCCCTGAATGATGAGCATAGACACTAGCATCGTGATAATGAGTATGATTTTTTTCAT